CAAAGAGCGCCTTTCTAAGCATTGCCACGTCGTCTCTGAGGCGTTCAATCTCCCAAATAGATGCCTTCATCGCAATATCGGCTTTAGTAATCATGGCGGTCAATTCCGCTAATTCTTTAGTCATGGTCGGGGCTCCTTAATTTGTCGGTATTTGCCGTCACGGTACACGAGCGGTGTCGCTGGGTTTGTGTCGGATTGTAGTTTGCGTCGTTCTTTCCATGTGAGACCCCCCCATATGCCGTAGCACTCCAACTGTGTTGTCGAATACTTCAGGGACTCGGCGAGACATTCAGGACGGACCACACAGGTCGCGCAGACTGCTTTGGCTTCAGCGATTCGGGCTTTGCTGAATCGTTCACCCGGTTCAAAGATGAACAAGTTTAGATCCATGCCTCGACAAGCTGCGTGATCCCACCAGCGATCTAGCACAGTCGCCACGGTTTCCATCCGCAACCGCCTGTCTCAGCGATGTCGGAATAGAGCAGATAGGCAAAACGCAGGTTCAGGGTCGGGTCGCTCATGGATTCTTCCATTGGCATATTAAAAAGTTGCTCAACATATTTGCGATGAATTTCATTGATTTGGGCGACACCATGATCGTGTCCGTTAAACGATGGGTGAGTGTAACTGACGTTAAGACAGCGGGTTTCTTTCCAAAGTAGGCGACCCAACTTTTCGAGTGTCTCAGGGTTGTTGGGCCAACCAACCGAGATCGCGGTCGGAAACCATTCTTGGCAGTGAACCTCAGACGGTACGGATACCACGGTCGTTGACGGTTGGGTCGTTGTTGTGGTAGTGGCCGCCGTGGTAGTTGTTGTTTCTGTGAGTTCCTCTGCGCGGTCCTCAAGTTGTTGGGGTGTCAACATCCCAAGGGTGACCGTTGAGGGCACAGGGACGGTCTGAAGGGGCTCTGCGTTGCCCTGTACGCCTGTGATTGCCCACAAAGCGCAAGCCCCATAAGTTAGAAAAGATAAAAGTAGGAATCGTTTAAGGTTCATTAGTAGTCCTCTGATAGGTCCGCAACTGATTTGCGGGTGCTGAAAAAGCCTTCAAATATCGGGTTTTCTTGCATGATTTCTCGAGCCATGAAAGCGCGGTAATTGTTGTTGAATTTAAATTCGCTGGTGGGGTCGTTGGTTGTTGCGTGTTGATAACGCAACACTTCGACGAGAGCAGCAATGCCGTAGTGCGTGTGACCTTGAATGTGCAGCTTGTAGACCATCTGCAGTAGTGCGGGCATGACCCACGGGTTTGCCTCTTTAAAGGCTTCGTATTTAAGTTTCTCGGCTGGAACAGCGAGAACGTCAAAAAGGGATTGTTGCATTGCTTTCCTCCTGCGGTCGGGGTCCACCTATTGGGGGACGCACTTGGTTGCCAGTCATTTGACCGACTCCCAAGCCGATTGTCAAGGCACTACGCAAAGATTTTGGCAAAAGCCTTTTCTACCAGTTCGGCAGAATCTGCCATTTTGGGTGAAATTTCTACATGGGTCCAATCGCCCATGGGGGTGCCTGCATTGCGTTGTGGGGTCCACGCCTTGAACGCGTCACGGTCGCATCGGTAGCCACCGCCATATTTGGTTAGGTTCGGGATCGGGCAACCTACGCCGTCGTAGCAATGGATCTCTTCTATGCCCAAAATGTCGCGGTGAGCAAACAGGAATTCAACCATGGCTTTGCGTGCGTCCGCGTTCTGTTTGGCGGTCCCTTTACCTTTAAGGTCCACGGCCCTCCATGTTGCGTGGACGCTGAGGTTGGCTGATCCGCGCATCGGACGGTTGGCGTAGATTCCAAGCGATTTCATGCCAAACAAATATTCCATGAATTCGACAAAGCGTTTCGTGCCGGGTCGTTCGGTTGGATGGTTGCCGTCTTTGTTGCCTGTGTACGGTCTAAGACTCATCTTTTTCTCCCTTGTCTTTGAGGCCGTTACTGGCGAGTAATCCTGTCAATGCTCCAGCGAGTACCAGTAGGACGCTTGATAGCACTTCCCACGCTTTGGAGTCGTTGGGTGACACTTCGAGAGGCTGTACGACAAACGCAAGCGAATACAAGATCATGCCGATGGACATGATGAATGTGAGCGATAGTGCGGCTCCGACCATGAGAACTAGGCGCGCTTTGATCTCGGAGTTGGTGTATTTCTTCACGGTGTAGTCGCTCCTGTTGAGGTGTCACATCTGGGCGCTGTGGGTTGAGTTTCGCAGTTGTTTCGAGTGCGGTCATTGCATCCAGTCACGACGAACATGAGGACGACTGCGAGAGCTGCGATCACGGCGAGAGTTTTCATCAGGCTGGCCCAATATCTTCCACTAAAAGCCATGCTTTTAATGTTGCTGAACGTGTGGCGGTACCAGTTCCGGCACTGGCTTGTGCTGTTGCTACGAAGTTTTGTGTACCAGCTGTCAAAGTTACGACAGTTGAGCAAATACCTGCGCCTGCATTACCTACAGTTACCATTGTGACGTTAGATACTTGTTGCAGGGTTCCAGTTAAATTTGTTAAACGTAAGCGTAATTGGAATGTGCCAGCGACTGAACCTAACAGGTTAGGTTCAAAGTAGGTGACGCGATAGTAACGGTTTGCTAATGCCGTAAACGATGAGCCTGTTATCTGTACTTCCTCAGCGGTAATCGTGCTGTCAGTTGCTGTCACTTCGTTGTATGCCATGACCCCACGGGGGAACTGGTTGCATTCTGTGGCGGTCAGAATTTGCCCGGGACTAAAGTCGTCGTTAGGTGAAATTGCCATGGGTTAAGGCCTCTCGGGAAAGTTAACGGTTGGGGCTGGTGTCCATGTGGCGGGGAAGTCGCGCAGCTGTTGGCGGTAGGTCGCCCATGCGGTTTTGTCGGTTGGTGTGTCTGGGATCATCGCCCAATCGGATTCGACTAAGAGTTGGTCACGGCGTAGCCTCATGCGTTCTACCAGCCATTCGTCAGGTGCCGTGGTTTCGTGGTCTGCTAATAGGTTCATCATGCCGTCCTGTAAGTAAAGTTCCATTGCATACGGTCGCCAGTCGCCCAAGTAAACGGGACAGTAGAACTCAAAGTAGTCAACTGCACATAAGTCCCACTCGCGAGAGTGACGTAGATTCTCGCTTGAGTCGCCGAGTTAATTGAAGCAAAACCATAAACCGACAAAGACCCGCTGGTGTCATAAAAGTTGACGACGCTAGAAGTAAAACCCGGGAAACTCATTCCCGTGATTGTTGAATCAGGGGTAGTCGGCAATGATATTGCGACGTTTGCAGCAGTAATTGCGCTAGTGCTACCAAAAATAAATGTTCCGTAATAGTGAGTCAGTTTGTTAACGGTGGCGTAAGCGGACGAAAAAGTACCGTCACCAACTGTGAGACCTGATGGGAATGTCGGCGTGTATGCCGTATAGGTGCCGATGACCGTGTTGCCGATAGCCAACTTAGTTTGGACTGCTTCCATAGCGTCGTTAATGTCCGAGTGCTGTTGAGCGTGCGACGGCGAAGTCAACAGACTGGTCGCAGTCGGATTAGTGAAAGTATCCAAACTTGTGGGATAAGTACTAGCCATGTTTTACCAACCTAACCTTGAGCCGTTGTCGGCGGAGTTGTCGTTATATTCGTACCCGAACTCATTGTAATCAATAGACGCATTGTAAGTGATGCCAGTCCCGCCAAGCACACCGTTGTATTCGTTATTCAAAATGAAACCGAACAACTGGGTGTCAGTAAAATAGACAGTCCACAAAGTCCGAGAAGGTGTCGCCTGACAAGAAATGCCCTCTATTTTGACGTAAGCATAGTTAGGGCCTTGCCCTGGCAACTTGTAAGAAATGCCTGCAAAGTCTCCTGGTATCGTCCCAAAAGTAGAATACCAATCCGCGTTAATTATTGGGTCAACAGACACATCGATCCAAGACAATGATCCTGAGATAACGTCAGGGTCCGACAATGCTTTCGCATAAAACTCGGCTTGGCTAGTTGCCGTAGACGTTAACAGCTGCGTGTAGCGAGTGTATTGGCGACGAAAGTTTGTGGGTTCCGTATTGTTAAAAGTTGATTCGCCGCTCTGATAATCAACGGTCACTTGGTTTGCAGAGAGTTGAGTGCCTGCCAAACGGTTGAAACTGTAGTACGGAATACCAACGTCACCGTCCAAAACAAAGTTCCAGTCGGGATCTAATTGGGAACTAAATGAGTGCAAAGTAATCGTTGACCCGGTTGCAGTAAACGCTCCACATTCTCCCAACATGATAGAAGAAAAAAAGTTGAGCAGAGTCGAATTGCTAGCGACGGCGACATTATTAGTTTCCGTTTTAGATAGTGTCGGCGGGTTCATAGATGGCGGCGCGGTGACTGTGGCAGTAAATGTGTCGTAAATGTATTGCAACGATTCTTCAATGTATGTGGTGGAAGTATTCCAAGGGTATTGCGACAACGTTCTAATGACGTCAATGCCGCTAACCACGCAAGTCGAATTGTTTTCCGCTATCGCATCATTGAAACTAATGTCGGAAACATAGAAATATGAGCCATCTTGTAATTCGATGGTGTCAAATTGTTTAATGTTTCGGCATTGACTGTTCTGGTTACGGATAGTGATTGCGATCTGTCCGCCGTTCCAATCGTCAATGAAACTACGCCGACCTATCTCTAAATACAATGACAGAACGTCTGAAGTGAAATCTACTCCAGCGATAGAAACAGTCCAATCGGTTGCCGACATTAAAGGACGCCTTGCGGAAGTTTGCCGTAGGTGCGCGTGTACGCCTGTAACGCTCTAACTACTTCGTTAGGGTCTGCCCCTTGGACATTGACCGTGATCGTGTTTCCACCCATTGCGTGGTTTGGCGTGATGTTCCCAGACGACGACGGTGTAAACAACTCAGGCCCACGCTCACCTACAAGGTAGGAGCCACCCGGTGCGACGGGACCCCCTGCAGCTCTCGGGCCACGGAACCGCATCGCGTTCAGTTCAGGCGTATAACCACCAGCCGTGATGACGTTAATAAGACCTAAAGCGCGCTCAAGTTCGCCAGTGTCAACAAGGACTCGAATCTGATTCTTTTGTGAGTCAGTCAACGCAATAGTTTCGGCAAGATCAAGGATCATTAGTTTGGCGTCAATCAACCCTTGCTCATATTCGCTTAAAGCACCATCGGCACCGTTGAAAGCCTCAACCGCTTTTTCTTTTAATTTGTCTAATTGCGATCTTGCTTCAGCAACTTCACTATCAAGTTTTAGTTCGTCTTTAAGGTCTTGGAAAGCCTTGTCGGTGTCGCTAGTTGCTTGCTCAAGATCAAGCATTTGTTGCTCAAGTTTGTATGTGTCATCTTTTGCACCTTGCGCTTGACTGGCGTAATAACCCTGATACATATCCGCAAGGGCCTTAAATTCAACTCTTGCAATGGCGGCTTCGTCACCAAGCGACGCTAAATATTCGTCTGTAATTGCGTCCTCAACGACGCCACCAGCACCACGCAAAGCCTCAGGTAGTTTGGCTAGTAACTCAAGCAACTGGGCAACTTTAGGAATTAAACGCTCACCAAGGTTTATAGCGACTTTCTCAAATGAGTCTTTAAGGTCGTCCATGGCCGCGCGATAGTTCTTAGCCTTGTCAACCTCGTCTTTGTCAATGATCTTTGAGTCATCAACGCTGTCCAAAGATTTCCTAAGATCGTCCGCGCCCATCTCAATCAGTTCAGACATTCCTTGCCAGCCCTTACCAAGCAACTGCGCGGCAACCTTTGCTTTTTCAGCCGGGTCCTTAATGCCTTTAAGTCGCTCAATGGTGTTTAAGAATGTTTCGTTGACGTCTAACGAACCGTCGTTTAAGTAAACGAGGTCAACGCCAAGGTCACGCACCTTGTCGGGGTCCGCCCCAATGGTTCGGTTGAGTCGACCGATAGCGGCCTCAAGGGCGTCAACAGGGACACCAATGTCCCCAGCGGCTTCCATAAACTTTGAAGCATTTTCAACAGTTAAACCAGTGGCATCTGAAAATTTTCCTGCCGCTAATGCAAGGTCTTGAAACTGTCCGATTGCTTCAATAGCAAATTTACCTATTGCGGCACCAGCGGCGAGTGCAAATGTTCCAGCGTTGTTTTTGACTGCGTCTAAAGCGACTTTGGAGCCAGCCTTAAATTTGCCCATCCCGCCCTCGGCAGAACCTACAGCACTTTTGAAATCGTTAAACGCTGCTTTAGCGTTTTTGATGCCTGTGTCCTCAAGGCTGGTAATGATCGGAATGTTGATTGCCATTAGCGAATCCTTGCCATCTCTTGGTTTGCGTCCCGAACAACTTGCTTGATCGTGTCGTTCATCTCTCGTTCAATCATAGACAAAGAGTCGGCGGCCTTAGCCCACATAAAGCGTGAAGGGTTACCCGGCAGCGCGTTAGCAAACTTTGGTCGCTGATATTTAGCCTCACGCTTAGAGACTCTGCCCCCAGCCTTGCCAGCCATGTCTACAATCGCCACAGGCGCGCCCTTGGTCGTAATTCGCACAATGTTGACAGGGACGCTCATACGGGGCTCGTTGAGGTTCCTGCGGGGCTTGCGCGTGTCAATCTTGATAACCGAGTTCTTGCGGTTACTCCACCCGGTGCGACCGTTGTGAGCCATTCCAGATAACGGAGGCGATGTCGGAATTGACTGGTTAATTTCAGCCAACAAGGGTTTAAGGATTGCTCGAATGTCCTTGTTTAATTCCTTTTTAAGTGAAGGGTTGATTTTGCCAAGTTCGCGCAAAGTCTCGGCTACACCTTTCACTTGAATTGTCATCGCTTGTGTTTCGCTTTCTCGTTTTCCTCAACAAGCAAACGAACCATCTCATCCACAACCGACGCAGGACACTCCATCAAATCCAATGGGCTGATGCCTGTCCTTAGTGCTAGTTGCGCTATGAGGTTGACTGCGCGTCCTGCTTTGGTTTCTCTTTTGGGACGAACGTGATGTCCCCTACTTTTTCAACCCACTTGGGGAACAGTTCCACGATTACGCCACTCGAGCGAACCGCGTCCCATGCCAACCAAGCCAAAGCCTTAAACTTCATGTTTTCTAGAAACTGCCCGACGGAAAGTTGAGGATGGTGATCCTCCCAGCGACACGCCACACCATAAGTGATCGGTGCCTCGTGTGTTTCTCCGTCGAGCATCTCTACTCGTAACGTCATACCAATCATGTCGGGGTCCTTTGTTTGTGTTGATTAGATCAGGCTACGGCACGAACCCAAGTGCCACCAGTGCCCGTGACGGTCATGGTGTCAAGGGAGCCGACGGTGCTTGAGATCGGCATAAACGACGAGATCATCATGTTAGAAATCGTGTAAATCGGATTCCCGGCTCCTGCTACGCCAGAGTCAGGCGCGACGATGACAGTGGTGTCGCCGTCGCCGACAACATCTGACAAATACTTTTCCACTGAGGTCGCGCCGTACTCAAGAAGCACAGTTGCCGAAACGCTCACAGATTGGAGGCCAGCGACAAACTTGTGCCCAGTGGCTCCCATGGTGGTGCTTTCAAGCGAGTCAAAACCTACTTCGAGGGTGATAGATGAACAGTTAAGTGAAATGTTGTTTGCGCCAATGGTGATTTGTCCACTGCCTTGGTAAACGATTGCCATGATGTTTTTCCTTTGTTAGTTAGCGTGTCGCTGTAAGTTTGATTGTGAGGTCGTAACAGGGGAGGTCTTGCGACCCGATCGTTGCGATGGATGGTTGTCCATTGACGACTGCAATGTTTGAGCCGAGGATGGTGTCCACGACGCCAAGGATGTAGTCGGTTGAGTCTTGGTTGCCGGGTGGCGATCCAAGGATTCGAATAGTGATTGTGACGTCACTGACTTTAGATGTTGGGTTTGCACCGTACGATTCAAACGACGGCAGTTCAATGAACACTGTGAGCGGTCGTGCGTTGCGTGGATCGGTAACAGGTTTGAGCCCGAGGGCCGTGAGCGATGCGGAGACCGCGTTGATTGCGTCCGTGAAAATGCCTGCCATTTCATGCACACTGCGATCGTTTAATGCCGAGC